TATTAACAATCGTTTAACCTATAAAGAATTAAAAAATGTTAGAAGTAATTAAAAAATGGAAATTGAACCAAACATTATTGGCTCAGAAAATGGGGATGTCAAAAGTTGTTTTTGGAAAGAAACTGAATAATGGGTCGTTTTCGGATGACGAATTGGTTAGATTAAAGATGATTTTAAGAGAACTTTATAGTGATTTAGATGGAGCGATTGATATTGACTTCAATGATATGTTAAAATCAATTATTTAATTTTTCATTTTTTTTTTTATAATATATAAGATTATGAAAAAGATAATGGATTATAATCAATTTAAAAATTCAAACCTAAATGAAGGTTGGGTTGGCGATGCTTTAAAATCAGCATCAGGTGCTTTCAAAAATTTCCTAACTAATATAGGAGCACCGTTTAAAAACTTAGTTAATGATTTTAAAAAAGGAATGAAAATTGAAGATGTTAAGAATAAAATCTCACAAACAATGGATATTTCTTTAAAATCAGCAACTGATTCTATAAATAAAGCTAAAGATGAGCAAGAAATAAATAATATTAAAGATTCTTTTACAAAAGAAATAGATACAAAAATTGCAGAATTTGGAGCCGAAATATCTAAAATAAAAGAATCAAAAATATATGAAGGAGTTGGACAAGATGCTTTAATTGGAGCAAATGTTATTTTTGGTATGTTTAAAGATGCTTATCAAAAAAGAAAAATAGAATTTGATAAAGCATTTGCAGCCGCTAAAGATTTAAATTCTAAAAAAGCAGCCGCTATTAACTCATTGAAACAAATTGTCAGTGATTTTAAAAGTAAAATAAAAGATGATAATGCCATCAATGAATTAATTAAAAAATATAAAACCGATAATAAAATATTAGACACTGGAACATCAGATGGTGTTACTTTTGATTGGGGTGATGTTGAAATTGAATTTGGAAAATTAAAAGTTAATGGAAAAGAAAGTGAATTTTATAAAATATCTAAGTCAAATAGTAAAAAAATATTAGTTGGTGATTTATTTAAAGCTTCTGGTAAAGCAACAAAGGGACAAATATCAATATTTACAGATATTACCAGAGATGATAAAGTAATTCAACCTGAATATAAAACTGGGAATTTAGAAAAAATATTGGTTGCTGGAAAAGAAGTGAATGAATATACCTTTGGTGGAGGATCATCAGAAAGTGATGAAGCTAAACAACTACAAGATTCCTTAGGTAAAATAAAATCGGATAAAGATAAAATGGGCAAAGTACTTAATTTTGTTAAAAATATTGAAGATTCCAACAAAATGGACCAAGTTTCTAAAATATTATCTACTTAAATGAAATATATCAGAGAATTTAAAGAAAATTTCGGCAATAAAATATTGGCCAAGTATAAAATTTCATTAAAAAATAATCATATTATGAGATATTTAAAATATTTTGAATCAATTTTAAATTTGGATATTATCCAAAAATTAAAGAATTTCAATCAAAAACAAATATCTCTTCCATTCACAGAAGAGTATTATAATAGTTTATTTCATAAATTATCTCCTGCTGCATTTGATGAAACAGGATATTTTATAGATAGTCAATATGAAGATGGGTTCTTATATAAAAATGGAAAATATTGTAGGGAAGTTAAATCACCATATTTTTGTTTTAAAATTTTATCACACATACAAAAGATTAAAAATAAAAAACTAAAATTATGTGATGTCGGATGTGGAATTGGAACAATATGTTATTTGTCTAAAAAAATAGGATATGTCTCTTTAGGAATCGAGATTAATAAAAAAATTAAGCCAGTTCATAAAATTTTAAATATTGATGTTGTTTATGGCGATTGCCTTAAAATTGATTTATCTATTTTAAATGATATGGATGTTATCTATTTATATCGACCAATTTATGATGATGTGTTAGCAAGCAAATTAATTGATAAAATATTAGATAATACAAAAGAAGATGTTATAATTGTATATACTATGCCTGATGATTTAACATATGAAAATGAAAAAATTAATAAGATTTTTATATCAAGTGAAGATATTATGGTAATTACTAAAAAATAATTCCGTATATTTGTCTTATGATAAATTAAACAAAGTAGAAATATTGAAGATGTTAATATTGAATTTTATGGTAAAGTTAGTAAAATTGAAAAAATAAAATCTAAATCTGTTGGTATTGATGGATTGTCGGATTCGGATTTATTTGAAATTTCTTATAATCCTATTTTAAATGATCTTGATGAAAATGAGATTGATTATCTTATTAAATTCCAGAAAACACCTGCTGGTAAAAAAATGTTTTACTTTTTAAGCTATGATTTAAAAAGTTTAATTGGAGCTGAAATTGTTTAGGTTAAATAAGTATATAGTTCCCTAAATTTTTTTTACTTAAAAAGTCGATGTTTTTTCATCGACTTTTTTGTTTTATAATGATATAAGATAAAAATCAATCCTTATGAATGCGAGTATTTATTACTACCGATTGGCACTTTGGTGTTTATGTAAATAATTTAGATAAGTGGCTTAATATGATGGAAGATTATTTCCTTAACTTCTTCATACCTTACCTAAAAGAAAATGTTAAACCTGGTGATATTATGGTTCACTGTGGTGACCTTTACGACAATCGAACATCTATCCCGATCATTACCTCTTATAAAGCTGAGAAAATATTAATAGAAATATCAAAAATTATACCAGTTCATTTGATTGTTGGTAATCATGACCTTTGGAATAAAGGAACTAATGATGTTAATTCAGTTCGTTTATTTAATTTTGTAGAAAATGTAAATGTTTATACCGAAACATCTACTATTGAACTATTTGGATCTAAATTGGTTCTAATGCCCTGGACTGAAAAGAGATTAGATATGATTCACCAAATCAAGAATAATCCAGGTGATTATCTCTTTTGTCATTCTGACTTAAATGGATGTAGAATGCACTTGAATTCAGTAGCACATCGTAATCCTGATAAGATTGACGTTTTAGAATTCAAGGGTTATAAGCACGTATTCTCCGGTCATATACATATTAGACAATCTAATGAAAATTTTACTTTTGTTGGTAGTCCCTATCAGATGGATAGAAATGATATGGATGATCAGAAAGGAATTACAATTCTTGATATAGTTTCTGGTAAGATTGATTTTGTTCCAAATACACATTCACCAGTTTTCAAAAAGTTCACTGTTAAGGAAGAGTCAGATATTGACGATTTAGATAGTCTTAAGAATACTAAAGATTATATTGACTTAACAATTTCCAATAATTTATTGGTTAATAATCGAAAACTTCGTAGAAAGTTAGAAACACTTTTAACAGATGGTAATTTTGCATCAGTTGAGTATCTAGATGACATTATGAAGTCTGAAGAAGATAAGGAAAAGACATCTGAAATGACTGATGAGGAGTTATCAATTTCGATTCAATTAGATTATGAGGAGTTTATCAGAAAGTATATTACTGATCAGAAGTATGATAATGACAAATTTAAATTAGGTATTCTGAAAGAGTTTAATGAGATTATTCGTGTTTATGACGAAAGTTATAAAACCAAAGCTGAATAAAGGCGGTTAAATTTTTTATAATTTCTCCTTACTGACTCATTAACTATATCATCAAATTCTCGATGATACTTGTCAATTTGCTCATCTTTTAATTTAGATTTATACCATTTCTTAAAAATAGAGAATATAAGCCAGATTGTTTTATCTCCAAATTTTTTATTGATAAATGAATCTAAAAACCTTTTATACTCATTAAGAAATTGGTTTAGATTACTATTATTTTTGAAGTAATTCCTAATTTGAAATTTATATTTGAAAATATGTCTATAAAATATGTAAATTGGTTCACAGTTAAGTGTATCATCAATTATTTTAATTTTTTCCTCTCTAGTCATACTTTTATTAATCTTATCTCTTATCTGATAATAAATTTCGTTATAATATGCCTCAAATTCATCAGGATTTGAGTAATAAATTACCATACCGAGTAATTCAGCTGCTTGTTTATCAATAAATAAATGTCCGAAGCTTTTAGTGACAAACTCTGTGATATGATTCATTAAACTCGAATGAGTGTATCTTACATTATTTTTAACATTCAGTACTAAAGATCTATCTAAATGTTTTAACTCATGAATTAATGTATATTTATCTAATTTATTAATTCTAATTTTGAATATTTTATTATCAAAATCCTTAATTGTAAAAGAACTATCCTCACTTGGTAATAAATAAAATTCAACTGTAATATCATAGTCTCTGATTTTAGTCTCTAATTGAAAAAAACTATTCTCTCTCAACTTTTCAATAACTTGAATAGCAATTTCTTCTAATCCGGATACAATTCCCAGTTTCTCATTGATAAAGCTACTAAATGATTTAATCTTATTCATCTTCTATAATCTCAAATGATATTCTTAATTCACCACTGTTGAATCCAATTGCACAATGTTCACAATTAGAAAATATTCTAAATCTACTATTAATAATTTTTATAGATTCAAAAAGTTTTGAGCAATCTTTTTGATATTTGATGATACTATCTAAATTATTTTTTAAAGCTTCTAAATCACTTATATTACCACCAATTGAATTCATACATTCATTTATTCCATCATTTGATATCTCTTGTGGATCACCAACTGGTGGAAGATTTTGATCACCATTATATCCAAGAAAGTTTATATTCATTGAAGGTACGTCATCATCTAACTCATATTCCTCTTTTCCAGTTAAATATATGTAGCAATCATATGTATTTTCTTCTTCTGAGTAGTCATTGAAGTGATAGTCAAATGTAAAGTCATCTAAAATATCAAGCATAATATCTTTGAAATCCTCAAAGGAACACTCTTGACCAAAAGATTCGTTATATTTTCTCAGATGTTTCATAATTTTTCTAACTTGATTTTTAAATCACCAGTTCCTTTGATTAGACGATGATAAACTCCTTTTGGTATATATATTTTTCCGGAAATCCTAATTGGTAGTTGATTGTCCAATTGAAATCCCCAATCAGTTTCTTCAATAGATTCGATGATACGATCCTCATAGTCGCGATGCCATGCTAGATCTCCAGAATCAGTCTCTTGTTTAAAGGTTCTGATAAATAGATTATCACTAATTTTTTCTTCTACGAATGGAAGTTTCATATTAAATTACTATTGATTTATAGTCATTTTTAATTTTCTCAATTCTTTTTAACCAAGCTTCTTTATAGTTAACTCCATTTGAAGATGGTTTGTCAGTGACAAATTGTTTAACTCTTGGTTCTATATAAATTAAAAAATTTCTTACTATACCAAGTAGAGTCGAAAGTAATTTTGGATTATTTGAAACACTATTTATATTATCTTTTAGAAAGTCAAAATATGTTTGACCATTTATTATTGGTTTTCTTAGTTGTTGCATCATAAGAGTAAGTTCTTTTGTTGCATTCTCATCCTTCCCCATTTTAGTAATTTGACTAAAATTAAGAGATATAAGTGTGGCAAAATCTGTTAAGAAGTCTTTGACAAACTTGGAATTTACCGACTCAAATAAGCTATATGTTTTTAGATGTTTCATTAGACTATATATAAAAATAATCGAGATAATTATTTGATTTTAATCTATATCTCATAATTTGCCTATCTATTTTAGTATTTTTAACAGCATCAGAGATAGAGTCATATTCTATTCCTAAAATTGAAACTCTTTTTTTCTTTGGATTTCCAGTTTCTTTTAATTCCACTTGTTTATTCAAATAAAACCAATCTGGATAGGATTTGGAATTTAATCTCCAACTAATATATTCGTTTGTTTTTTCTAAATCTTTTGATGCTTCTGTTATAGAATTATATTCTTTTCCATTTATTGAAATTGATTCCTTTTTTGATAAGTGTGGATCAACATCTTCAAACTTTCTATATTTTCTATTTAGATCATCATCTAAAAAAATATAATTTTTAAAATGTATGGATTTTAATCTGTAAGATATTGTCTTTCTATCAATATTTAGTTTTTTGGTTGCTTCTAATATCGATTCATATTCAATATTATCAATTACTATTTTTATTTTTGTTTCTGGACTAAATTTTTTTCTACCTTCTCTTAGTTTTGATTTAATTTTTATTTTTAATTCTTCTCCAATATATTCATAAAATTCTTTGCGATTTTGAAAAAATTTATTAGGTATAAAGACAAAGTAAGATATCAAACCTTCAATATCTTCAATTTTTATAAAGTCAGATAGTTTGTTAAATTCCTCTTTTTCTCTTATTTTTAATCTGCCAAAAGTATATCTTAAATCATCTCCAAAAAAACTATAAAATCCATTTGCATTTTTTAGAAAATTGTGAAAAACTCTTTTTTTAATTATTTCTAACTCATCTATGTAATTATTTATGTTTCCATTATCAATTTCCTGTTTTATAAAATCACATCTTTTTCTAAAAGTTTCATTATATTTCTGCCATTTCAGTTCATTTTTAAATTTGGATTCCGGTGATAATATACTTTTGTGAATTTTATGTTTTAATTTATTTTTATACTCAATAGACTTTTTTAGACCAAAAGCCTCTTCGTATGTTTTTCCTTTTTTAGGACTATTCTTTGATATTTTTTCTTTTATGAGGTTCAATTCCGGATGATTTGAAAATGTATCCCCACCATCTCCACCAGAAGATATATTATACCCTACGTTCCTATCAGTAGAATTATATTTATCTATCCAGTAGATTTCTTTTTTGGAAAGTTCACCATAATCATATGTTTCATCTATGATTTCTTTGGTGAAGTTTTCCAACCCATATTTTTTGAGAGCTCTTTTGATTAATAATCCTGATCCATAATAGTTTGGGTCGGATGTAGTATCTTTACCGATATAAATTTTATTATTTAAAAGGTTTGTTATTTTGTAAATTTGCATAATGATTTTTATTTACCATTATATATTAAATATATTACCCTCTCTCAGGTTACCAAAACCCGGGATATGTAGCTCCGTTCCAAAGTGAAGCGTATCGATTTGCTCTACACGCCCAGTAACCAGGTGTCATTTTATCCTTTTTCAAATGACATTTATGTCTCTTAGCGAAGGATGCTCTCGCCTTAGGATCACTTACCTTAGCACTTAACCCTCCTTTAACATCTCCAAAATTTACTACCTTTACTTTTCCTGTTTTAGGATTTCTAACATATACTTTATATTTTTTCGGTCCAGAACTTCTCATAGGTTTATTCAAATCGACCTCTTTACCTTTATATTTTGCTTCCAATATAGTCTCAGCATTTTCCATCGGTAAATCGAGTGGAACCATCTCACCTTCATACATGGCAAATTCGCCGATATCTGTTGATTCAAAAAGTTCTTTGTCAGTTTCACTTAATAAATCGGTAAATTTTTTTGATTCACTCAAAAGTTCATAAAATGCTTGAGACCCAGGTCTAAAAACATTATCTAATACTGATAGTTTGTTTTCTAAGTGAAATTTAAGATTTTCAGATGGATCAAATCCAAAGTCTGAGAATTTTTTAACCGTTTTTAAATCGGCATCTTTTTCTTCCAAGTCAACTATTGGTAAATATCCTTTTTCTAGTGTAAAATCTTTGATATTAACTCCACCATGTTTTTGTAAGTCTTTTAACGATTCTTTGTTTTCAATTATTCTTTTCATATTTTATATATTAAAATTCTTATCAAGAATTAGATATTTTATATATAATTCAAATAGAACAAATTGATTGATGAATAACTTAGTATTCTATGACAAAGAAGGAAATTACTTGAACTTTAATTATAATAACTCACTAGAAAGATATGAAGGTGAGATTTTATTTCATGAAAACTCAAATGATACATTTAAAACTCAAGCTCTTTATATGTTTGAGAATATTTCAGCTTTTGAGTACGAAAATCAATCAGATTTAACTATCTCTAGATGGCAGTTGTTTAATGAGTTTGGATTTCACTTCTATGCTTCATCTACTGACTCTATTAATCAACAAATTACATACATTGAACCGGTAAATAATGATTCAAGTTATTATTCAAAATGGATTTATGGTAAAAACTTCCATAAGAAATTTCCTTTAGGTATGATGATTAGATTTGATAATCCATTATTGGAATTTACAAATTCGGATCAGATATTTACAGTAGTCTCTACAAAAAAAGATGCAGTGCTTATTATTTCCAATTTAGATAATAATACATTCTCGAGTTCTAACTGGGGAGGATTCACTTATTTGACTTATCCTTATGGCACAACTGATGTAATTTCTTCAGTTGATATAGTGGGTATTTATAATTATATAGATCCTATTACCTTTAATTCAACACTCTCAAATTGGAATGAACAGGATTTTTACACAAGAATTTATAAAAATAGAAAACTAAACATTGTTAATTCAATTAAAAATGATTTATATCAATCAACTAAAAAATACATTGATGCTAAAGTTGTTACTGTTAAGAATGAAAATTTATTAGATATAAATCATTTTGAATATACTTTATCTTCTTTACCAACCAATCAAGATTTATGGATTGAAGTTATTACTAAAACAGATTTGCCAGAAGTTTATATAGGAGGTTTAGTATTTCATGTGACTTTCACAACTGGAGCTTTTACATATTCTAACGTTCTTCAGTTTACTGGTATAGTTCCTAAAATATTGAAACCCGGTGTTGAATTTAAAGTTCCAAGTTCAACTCTTAATACTAATTTTTTCAGAGTTAATTCAATACCTACATTCATTGGTAATTCTAATTTAACAACTTATAATGAAGGTCAACAGGTTTTATGGAACAATAATATTTATCAATGTATCCAAACGTACACATGGGTAGCTAACTCAAGTTTAGAGGATTTATCTCTTACAATCCCAAGAGTAAGTGCTGATCCAAGTAGTTTAAATTATTGGACAACACCAAATTATCTACCTTTAAATATACAACCTCAAAATGAAGCAATTAATGCTGAGGTTTATTTGACACAGGATCATTTATATTTTACACAATCTTACACACAATCATCTTCTATTACAATGGCTTCAGCTGTTCAGAAGTTTAGTGGTGATTTGAAGTCTCTTAATATAGATTTGTATTATCAGAACTCCGAAATTCGAGCAGATCTGATTTATCCAACTAATTATGCTGAGGTTAATTTCTATGGAATTACTTCATCATTTGGAACTTCATCCATTGGAATTGGAAGTAGAAAATTAGTATATGAGAGAGCAGTAGAAACAGAGGAGAGGTTAAATTTGGAATTTAATTATGATTTTAGTCATAATTTTAGTAGTAATATTTATTTTACTGATATTGATGATTATGGTATATTGATTAAAATCAACAAAGAGATTTACCAAATTGAAGTTCAATTTGTATATACCTCTGGTGTAGTCGATATGCCAAGAACAGTAGATAAAACTCTAAGAAATTGGATGACACAATATAGTATTAAACTACTTTCATTGGGAATAATACCTACTTTACAAACAATTAATGTTGTTTCTCCTTATTATAATTCTATAAATCTAAGAACTGAATATCCGAATGTTCCTTTATCGTTTACAGTTGAGGTAGGTGATACAGCTAATGCCTTCATTGAAAAGAATAAAGTTATATTTTATGAACCATCACAACAAGCTCTTACGATTTCCGGTTATGCTGGGGCATCTTATAGTTTAGGTAATTATATTAATATTATAATTAACAATCGTTCATATGGTATTACACATAGCTTACCACAACCACCAACCTTTACTTCTAATATTACACAAACCCTTCAAAATTGGGTTGATACTTATGTTGATATTCTTGACGACTATGGTATTTATGTGAACCATTCAGCATCATCTTTGAATTTCGATGTCAAAAATCCTAATCAAAGATGTGATATACAAGTTAAAGTCGGTTCTTCCGTATTACCAGGTGATATTAATTATAAAATAATTAACAAGATGTCCGGAAATCTTGGGACTCTATTAACATCTAATGAAATATTATTAGGCACCTATTCTAATTCAACTCAAGCTGGAAATCAATCTTTTGAAACAAGTGGATTTGCAACTGGTATGGTAACTGGTATTAATGGAACAGCTTATCCATTACAAGATGTTGAGTTTAACATTTTATATTTAGAACCAGGTATTATAAATTTAAGTTATGAAGGACCATTTTGGGGACTGACTGGATCTGTTTGTACCAATTCACCTTTTACAATTGTAGCATTTAACCTCGGATTTACTCAATCAGTTTGTCCTCCAAGTCCAACATCATCTGGTGGTATGTTTAATACTCAACAATTCTCATCAGCTTTTAGTATATTAAACAGCAATACTTCAACATATAGTGTTAATACCTATGTTGGTATTGATAATATGATAGATTTAGTATATGTTCCATCATCTAATTCAATTTTTGTTTTTGGTGAAACTACAACTGATGATGATGTTAGAGTCTATGACTCTATAACTGGTAATATACTAGCTACATTGAATCTACCAGGTAATTCTAATAGTGTTGAAATATTATTTAATGATGTAGATAATTATGTTTGGGCTCTTTCTCAAAATATTCTTTGGAGAATTGATCCATTTAGTAATGTTGTTGTTAGTCAAACTTCTGTTAGTGGAGCTTTTAGCTTAGATTATGACAGAAATACTGGATATGTCTATGTATCAACTTCATCAAGCATAGAAATTTTCAACTTAGGGACTTTACTTTCATCAATTACTGTTTCTGGTGGAGCTTATCATTTAGCTTTTAATGAATTTGAAGGATATATGTATGTAGCTTGCTCAGGTAATAACCTATTGAAGATAAATCCAACTTCATTTACTACAACAACGTTTATAGTAACTGGATTGACACAAGATCCTATTTTATATGATAGTATGACTGAATCCATTTATGTTTGGAGTTCATCTAACCTTTATAAAATAAATTCTGGCGCTATTACATCGATTTCTACTGTTACTTCTGGATCCTCAAACTGGTTAAGTTTGAATGTGTTACAATCCGGTATAAATGTATCTAATGATGTACCAGAATTTAGTTTAGTTAATGATATAACAGACTCTTATGTGTACCAACAATCCTATGCTAATATTTGGGGTATTCAAGCTTTAAATTTATATGATGGTGATGTTTATGTTTCAAATCAAAATGCAACAACATTTGGTATTTGGACCTTTGATGGCTCTAATGGGTCTCAAAAGAATAGTGTTATATTAACATCACCAACAACTCAGATAATTTCTGACCCGGATAGAAATTCCGTTTGGACTATTCAACCATCGACAAATCAGATTATTGAAATTGTTCCTGTTTTAAATTATTATTTTGTACCTATCGTTGCATCTTACTCTACTTTTACACAAAGCATGTTTGGAAGTTTAGATCCAAATTATATTCAAAGATATTATTTATGGTTACACACAAAGGATTTTATCAGAAGACCTCGTGAAAACTTTAATGGAGAACCAAGAGTTTCGTTATATTGGAGATGGTTTTCAGATAATGTTCCTGAGTTTTTTATGTACGATTTTAGTGGTGATTTATTACCTACGACTGGAGCTTTGGCATATAAAGGTCCAAAGCCTTTAACTACTATACACTTAAATCGCAACCCAAATAGAAATCCTTCTTGGAAATCCTTGCCAGAGCATCAACAAACAATATTTCCTTTAATTGAAAGTCAGTTAGATTATATAGATGATCCGGATGATTTATCAATCGTCCCTGAACCAATAGAAACATTCCTTGGATTCAATTCACAATTAGAAGGTGGGTTAAGAAGTATTTTACAGTTATTTAAGAAGGAGTCGATAGATTTTACTATTAATACTGTATCAAATACATCAGATATAATCTCATTTGAAACAATTACAACATCAGATGATAGATATGGATTGATTTCTTTAGATGTAAATTCAACAAGCAATTTCTTTACTGATAATTTAGGAAAACAATTAGGGTTTAAACCAGGTCAACATTTAGCAATTTTTATCAAAGACGAAAGTAATAAGAAAAAACAGTATATTTCTGCAAATAATGGTTACTTAGTTAAAATTAGAGAGGTTTATTACCGTCAATTGGTAGTTGACTTCTTTAAGAATGTAGATAGTTTTACAAGTGAAGATACTGTAGTTTCTGATTATCCAAAACCAGGAAGTAATACATATCTTTCCGTAAGATTTAAGATTTGGGATAAAGAATTAGGTAGATTTGATGTATATGGTCAAACTGAGATTGAAGATATTCGATTTGAGACAGAATTAGGAAATGTTGGTAAGTTAATATCTTCTGATGATGTTTATATTTTTAAAGAATATGATATTAAAGAAGAGGGTATTGATTGGATTTATTTAAATAAGAAAAGAAAAGAAATGTTAATGATGAAAAATGTAATTTATCCATTTATTGGTAGTTACAAATCAATTATTAATGCTATTAATTATTTTGGATATAATGATTTGGAATTATATGAATATTATCGAAATGTAAATGAGAATTCTAAAAATTACGGAAAATTATTCAAAGTTGAAATTCCTGATATTTTTGATAATAGTGTTAGTGGTTGGTCTGATAGTGACTTTATTAAACATACTTTCCCAAATTCTAACTATATTGATACTAATTCATTCAATTTAACTTACCGTATAACTGATAGAGATGGTAATAATGTTTTAACTTATACATTGGAAGAGGTTCAAAAGAAATTGAATGGTTTAAAGTATTGGTTACAGAATAATATCATTCCTATTACTCATAAAATACTTGATATAACCGGAAGAACAGATTTTCAAGGTGAGAGCTCGATAACACACATTGTTAGAGATATTAATGTAATTAAAGTATTTGAGAACTTTACACCAGTCTCATTTAGATTAAATGAGTTATATCTAATGCCTGTTAATAATGGATCTACAGTTTATAACTGTGTTCTCGACTTCTATTCACCTACACAGAGTTTATCACCTTATTCCGGAATTACACAGTCTGATTTTCCAGATAGTTATACTGTTGATATTAGAACATATGAAATTTACAGAGAATGGTATCCATTTAAAGATTACACTATTGGAGATCGCGTTGTTTATTATGATAATCTATACGAGTCAGTTATTGATAATAATATGACAAATAATCCAAGAAAATATGAGAATGTTTTAGATTGGAAATCAGGAACTTATTATAATATATCTGATGTTGTTAGATATGATAGACAATATTATGTCTATACAAGTTATGGATTTGGTCCTACCGCCTCAACCGCATCTATGACTAGCCCTTATTTGGATAGTGGCAGTCCTCTTAGTAATTGGATGAACATTACTGAATGGAAAGAAGTCGATTTGGCTCCTATACAGAGAATAACTGAGAGAAGAAAGGGTAATAATCTTTATCCTTATAACTTTACAATCGATTCAAATATTGATCCTTATCTTGTAATTGAAGTTACTTCTGAGAATGGATATGGCGCAACTTATCGTGATAAAAAGAACTATGAAATTAAGGGTATATTAGATATTAGAGAACTAGAATCTTATACAAATTTGACTTCTAAACAATATAAAAATTCAGTTATTGGAATTGTTTATCCAAGTTAAGAAATGATTGCTAAAACTTCGTAGTCAGTTATTGTGAATTTAACAACCATTACATCTTGATAATTTTCAGGATCTTCCTCGAATGTAACATCAAGTGTATAGTTCGTATTTAAAAGTTCTGGTATGTAGGATCCAATTTGTTGATTTATAATTTGCTTAACTGCATATGCTGAAACCTTTGTCTCAAAAAGTAATTTTTCTAAGTCACATCCAAAATCTGGATCACCTAACAATTCACCTTTATTTGTGAAAAGTATCATTTCATATTTTTGTACAATTACACGGATTATATCATCTATAATAATTTTATTTATTCTAAACCTTGGGTGTCCTTCGTATCCAATATAAAAGTCTCTAAAATCAAATTCCGCCATAAGTTATATATTATAAATTTAACTTCTTAATATATAGATAGATGAGATACCTAATGACAATTAACGAGTTTTTTCAATTTCCTATTGGTAAAAGACCAGAATCGGTAAGTAATAGTTATAAAGAACATTGTAAAAGGGATTTTAATAATCTATACACCGACGAAGATTGGAATAAGTTATTTCAAATTTTAGAAAAGGATTGTGGTGGTTTTTTAGATGAGATAAAAAATGATCAATCAATTATCTTTCGAGGGATTAAAGGTACTAAACTTGGTATTGATAAAGGTATTTGGAAAAAAACTTCAAGAAATGATAGATATGCAGTGGATATGAGACCAGATGTCTCTCAAGAGTTTGATAATTTATTTTCTGAAAAGTTTGGAATTCCTATTAGACGAATGGGAGTTTTTACAACTAAACAACCTTTAAATGCTGTTCAATACACCAGATATGTTGGAGATGATAGAAGAAGAGCAGTTAATTTTCTTTTTTTCCCGATAGGAGAGTATCAATATTTTTGGAATCCAAAAATTATGGATCTATATTCAGATGTTGAACTTTTGGATTGGTATAATGACTATGATTATATTGGTGACGATCACACGGAAGATGATTATGTGATAGATAGATGGTGGTCAATATATGGAGCACCTGGACAAAAAAGAGATAGGTGGAGTTGGTCTAGTGGCGGCGGCCGCGGGCAATATTCATATAAAGGAATTGAAACAGGTTTAAATGAAATACCAAGAATTTTAGGTGAAATTAGAGAAAATCCTGATATATATTCTGTGACTTCTTATATAGAACAAGAGGATTTGATCCCAGACTTAGTTTGGATTCCGGAAGTAGAAATAGATGATTTTGAAAAGAACATGGTAGATGAAATTAAAAGAGATTCTATGAATAGTATGAATCAAATTGTACAAGGATATCAAGATTATGGTATGAAAGAAGTGGATGAACAAGAGATAACATTTATTTGTAAAGAATACTATCTTATTGATGATGCTTTCTTACATAAGTTGATTGAGTGGATAGAATCAAAGTAAAATGTCCCTGAACTTTCCAATAACAGTCATTCCTAATAAAATCGGATCTGATTGTGTGTCTAATTTTGAACGATAATCCGTTATAATATAATTACATTTAAAAAGATTATCTATACTCTTCCCTTCTTGTAAAGACCATTCAATAAAGGTTCTTCCAAGTATTTGAAATAATAAGTCAATTTTTTCAGCTCCATATAATGTCATTAAGAAATGATATATCTTCTCATAATCAGCTGATTTATCATAAATAAGATTATAAGTGTCAGTCTTTAATTTATTATTTATATTAGAACCTGTTGATGATATCTGACCAGTATCTTTAATATTTTGTAGTTCGACAAAGATTGATCTAATATCTGGATATTTTTTATTAATTAAAGAGATAAGAACTTCTTTATCAATAGATATACTTTCTTTTGGACAAATAACATCCATTACCTTTCTATAAATTTCGGTTTTAACTATCTTTTCCTCTTCTGTTGTTTGAGTATCAAAATTAATAGATGTAAATCTTGACTTTATACCATCTGATATTTTATTAAAATGATTAGTGGTTAAAATAAATCTTACATTTTTATGATATTCTTCTATAAATGCCTTCAAAGCATCCTGGTATTGTGAGCTTATCCTATCTACTTCATCCAGAAATACATATTTAATCGGATCATCAGTATCAAACATTGGCACTGTTTTACAGAACTTCTCAACCTCACCCCTCAATGTATCTATTGATGTATATAAGGAACTGTTTAGTTCTAAAAATGCTTTATCTTTTGTATATTTTCCGATTAGTATTCTAGCGAGTGATGTTTTACCAGTTCCATAATTTCCGTAGAAAATATAGTTTTTATTTACACCATTTTCAAAGTATTTTTTAATTCTTTCTGGTAATATTGTATCGTTGATAGTTTTTGGACGCCATTTTTCCCAGAGTAGTAAGTTTGATATTGACATGAAGAGCTTTTATCTATTTTATATATATGAAAGTAAATAATGTTTAAAATATGATAGGTGAAAAATTTAATTATGATGAGGCATTTCTGAGAGACTTGACAATTTGTGTTTTGGATACTTTAGAGGGTCGCGTCAGATGGAAAAATAGATTTACAAGTGGTGATGTTGATGTGAATGTTCCTTTTTATTACTCATTAACTGGGGATGATAGATTTCTACTTGATAGTTTTGTAGATGATGTTGCATCAACCAATAGATTTGTTGAGTTGAATACTGATCAAATTCCAAGAGGACACATTACACTATCTAGTTGGGTTATTCGTTCAGATGAGTTTAGAAATCCAAATATTTGGTTAAGAAATGTTGTCGAGGATAATATTGAGGTGAAAAGAACTTTGAACAAGGTGAGAGCAATTCCTATTACTGCTACCTATGATCTACAAATTCTTTTGAAAAGTGAAGTAGATGTTTTCAAATGTTCTCAGGCTATTATGAATACACTTTGGCTTTATAAGTTTATGTATTTTGAACACAATTATATGAATATTGATGCAGTAATGACACAACCGGATAATAATCCAATTGAAATTGTCAGGGAAAAGAATTTGAAGAGTGATAATACGATTAAATTAACAGCTACATTGGAGGTTCAAACATACTACCCAGCATTCCTTACGGATGTTGAAGTTTCTCCTCATAGAACTCGTTGGTTTAATAATATCATTACATTACGTACAGGAAATCCGAGACCTGATAATCCTAATGCAAATCAGGGAGGATTATCACAAAATGAATAATAAAATGTTCAAAAATACACTTTTTGAATGTAATATATAGTATATAAAAAATAAATTTTTAAGATATGAAGAATCTAAAACTTGAGCTTTTCAACTTTAAAAAGAACTTAACTTTTGAACAGTCAGAAGTGGCTTACATAATTGAGGGTCATTTAAATGGATATAGCGATTTTGCAGAAAAGCAAATGATTCTCTCTTTAAATGAGAGATTAAATCCTTATACATATGATAAGCAAGTAAAACTTTTCCTAGAATCATTGAATGATGATATGGTTCAGTATGAATTATTATATGAATTGAAAAACCTTTATAATGTTATAAATTCAAGAAACCAAGGTGAACTTTACAGACAACCTTTGAATGTTCTTTTGCAAACCATTAACCTTGAAACAGATCAAGATAGAATGTCAAAAGTTCTTAATGAATTGGCAATTTATGACTGGGTTCCAGAAATTAAGTTATTTGTTCATAACCTAACTAAATCTCCTGAGAAGAGAACTAATCTTTTGAGTGGAGGTAAGGCTGAATCTGTTTATACAATTGTTGAACAAGTTGAAGATGGTCACATTGCTTTCATTAAAGATTCTTGGTTCCTTTTGAGTGAGAATGTTGTAGATAAAACTCTTCTTGAAAATCATATTAAGGATGAGAATAGATTCAGAACTTTGAGAACTTTACAAACAGCTCTGCAATTCTGTTCAATTAACGAAGAAAGAATTGACTTCAGAATTTCTGAATATTTAACTGTTGGTTTAGGTGTTGCTAAAAAATGTATTTTCATTAATGATGATGAGTTAAATGAAGAATCAACACTTGATAATATTTTTCAATCTCCCGTTATTCCTATCGTGAACAAGAACTTTTATCCTTTAATTCTTGAAGTTTCTAAGAATTTAGATTCTTTTGTAGAGTTAGATGTTGTAAAAAGAGTATCTAATTTGGTTAATCCAACTTTAGAAGTATTTGCTTTCAACTATAAAAATAGTCTTTTTGTCTATAGATGTGATGAGAGATATGGTTACTCTTTCTTTAAATATGAAAGTGCAATTGAATTAGTTAATGAGGTTAGAAATGAAATGAATTTTGATTTAACTTACTTCTATGAAAATAAATTAAACAAAGAGATAGTTACTAAGAAAAAACTTGAAGACAAAGAAAGAGAAATTACTCTTAAATTAGAGGATGTTAAATTCAATGTTAGTAAAGTAAAAGCATCTCTTCAAATGCTAGGAGAAACTAAAGTATTGAAAGAAGCTCTTAAAAATTTACAGAAGAGAGAAAGTAGCATTACTGATGAATTACAAGCTATTAAAGAACTTCAGTATAATGAAAGAATTAAGCTACAATCTTAAATTTATAAAAAACCTCAATTTTTTTGAGGTTTTTTTATGCTTTTTAAAACTCAACATGAACATTAATATATAACATGAAAGCATCACTAATCGGTTGTGATTAAAAAATAAATGCTTATGAATGTACTTAAATAATCGTGAATTATATGTCGAGATCCTTGTATCAAAATCCCAAGGAAAGTTAACAAGAAAAGCTGAGAAAATGTTGGAACTTCTTGGTAAAGAAACAATCAAAAAAATGAGATATTGGAACAATGATGATAAGTTGGACTGTTATCAAGGAGGACTACTCGATATGTATGCTAACTGGTATAACTTTAATGAGGAAAAATCAGTTAATGCGTTTGCATATTTTACAGAGGTTTTCAAACGTGGAATGGCCAAAGCATTTAATGAAATTTATAAGAAGAAGGGTGATAGTGAAAATGTTATTAGATTGATATCTTTAGAAGGATCAAATGATGGTCAAGGCTTACACTCACTTTAAAAATAGTCTATTGTGATCAAATATATAAGAAAAGAACTAAATATATTTTGAGACAATTTATTAAAACCATACAAGATTTTCTAAATGAAGATTTAGAATCTGATGATTATGATTATAGTAAACATAATTTTAATTTTGGTGATTGTGATATCTATGCTATATCCTTACATAGATTATATGGATATCCATTGTATGCTATTAGAGGAAAATTTCTTGAACCAGAATGGGGAGGAAAACGTGAATGGGATTATGAATATTGTCATATAATGGTTAAACTACCAAATGGTAACTATTTGGACTCTGATGGAGAACAAACAAAAAAAGAAATGACTTCAAGATCTATTTTTGCAGAAGATGTTAAAAAAATCGAAATTGTTAAAATAACAGAAGAAGATGCTCTAAATATTTTTTCCTGTGAAGACCAAGAAGATGAGATACAAAGAGTGATGAAATACATCAAGAATAAAAAGAAACAAAAAAATAGAAAGAGTAAATAAAGAAAACTATAAAGTTTTTTATTGTATAAAATAAATATGAATACAAATAAAAAAATTGCATTGGTTTCCGGAATCACCGGACAAGATGGTTCTTACCTAGCAGAATTTCTCTTAGAGAAGGGTTATATAGTTCATGGAATTAAAAGAAGAAGTTCATCATTCAATACTGAGAGAATTGATGAGTTATATGAACAAACCAGGAAGACTAAAAATTTTCATCTACATTATGGTGATTTAACAGATTCAACTAATTTGATTAGAATTATTCAAGAAGTACAGCCAGATGAAATTTATAATTTAGCGGCCCAATCACACGTTAAAGTAAGTTTTGAGACACCAGAATATACAGCTAATGCTGATGGAATAGGTACTCTTAGAATACTTGAGGCTATTCGAATTCTAGGACTTGAAAAAAAGACCAAATTCTATCAAGCTTCGACTTCTGAGATGTTTGGTTTAGTTCAAGAAGTTCCACAAAAGGAAACTACACCTTTTTATCCAAGAAGTCCTTATGGTGTAGCTAAGTTATATGCACACTGGATAACAGTTAATTATAGGGAAGCTTATGGTATGTTCACCTGTTCTGGTATTCTTTTTAATCATGAGAGTCCTGTAAGAGGTGAGACATTTGTAACTCGTAAAATAACTCAGGCGGTCGTTAATATTAAGCTAGGAATACAAGATAAGTTATTGATTGGTAATCTTAGTGCTGAAAGAGATTGGGGTCATGCTAAAGACTATATTGAAGGTATGTGGTTAATGATGCAACAAGAAACTCCGGAAGATTATGTACTTTCAACTGGTAGGAAAATTTCAGTTAGGGATTTTTGTACAATGGCTTTCAAATATCTTGATATTGATGTTGAGTGGGTAGGAAGTGACAAAGATGAGAAAGGAATAGATAAAAAAACAGGCAAAGTAATTGTTGAGATAGATCCTGAATATTTCAGACCAACTGAGGTAGACCAACTATTGGGAGATTCAACAAAAGCAAGAACAAAATTGGGATGGGTGCCTAAATATACAGTAGAAGATTTATGTAAAGAGATGATTTATTCAGACTTTGAAAAAATATCAAGAAAACACATTGAAGATGGAAAAAGATTCTAAAATATACATAGCTGGTCATCGAGGAATGGTTGGTTCTTCTATTTTAAGAAAACTTAAATCAGAAGGATATAATAACATCATAACTCAAACACACTCAGAATTAGATTTAACAAATCAATTAAAAGTTTCAAATTTTTTTAATCAAGAGAAACCTGAATATGTTTTTCTTGCCGCTGCTAAAGTGGGTGGCATTTCAGCTAATAATAATTACAAAGCAGATTTTATTTATCAAAATTTGATGATTCAATCAAATATTATAAAAAGTTCTTTTGATGTCGGAGTTAAAAAGTTATTATTTCTTGGATCATCTTGCATTTATCCTAAGCTATCACCACAACCATTAAAAGAAGACTATTTATTGAGTGGATATTTGGAACCAACTAATGATGCTTATGCTCTTGCTAAGATTACTGGAATAAAAATGTGCCAAAGTTTTAATCAACAATATGGGACTAATTATATCTCAGTTATGCCAACTAATTTATATGGACCTGGTGACAACTATCACTTACAGAATTCTCATGTTCTACCAGCTTTAATTAGGAAATTTCATGATGCTAAAAAATCTGGAGATTCTGAGGTAGTAGTTTGGGGAAGCGGTAAACCTATGAGAGAATTTTTATATGTTGAGGACTTATCTGATGCAGTAATCTATTTAATGTTAAATTATAATTCCTCTGAAATAGTGAACATTGGAACGGGTGAAGATATCTCTATTCAAGATTTGTCTTATTTAATAAGTGATATAATTGGATTCACAGGTCGAATTGTTTATGACTCTTCTAAACCGGATGGTACCTATCGTAAACTTTTAGATGTTTCTAGAATACATGACTTAGGTTGGTTTCATAAAACCAATTTGAAACAAGGAATAGAATTAACTTATAAACACTTTTTAAATGAATCGTTGTTATTTCCAGAGATGGGAAGAATCTGAAAGAGGATGGGGAGTTAGACCAGATGGATGTTCTTTACATTTATCAGAAGAACTTCACAAGAAATACTTAACTGATATATATAATACTCGTCAAAATGAGACAATTCCTTATGAATATGATAGAATAACTGGTAATCAAATTGAATGTTTTGTCTCAGATACTATTTTTAATCATCTCAAAGAAAAAAGTAATCTTCGTTTAATGGAATATGAGATGAATAATCTGATAAAGATAGAAGAAATTTATTTTAAATCATTATGAACTTTATAGCTTTCTTTTTTATTATTTCAACTTTTTATTATCTTATAAATCGTTCACATTTACAAAAAAATGTTGAACAGAAGTTAATTAT